GGCGTCCAGCCTAGCGAGTTCTGGGAAATGACAATGGCCGAATGGTTTTGCGAATACGACTTCAACAACTCCACACGCGCTGGGCGATTTGCGGGCAAGCTCACTGAGTCCGTCGTTGATGAAATGCTAGAACTGTTTGAGGAATAAAAATGGCACTGCCTGAAGTAAAAGTTAGAGTTACGGCGGACACGGCACAGGCTGAAGCGGGTTTGAGTCGTGTTGACAAGGCTGTAACTACAACGGCGGCAAAGACAACTACGGCAACAACCAAGACCGCCGGAATGACCGGTGCGCTGGGTAAGCTGGGCAGCGTATCAACCACAACCCGGTCGCGCATTCAACAGACATCGTTCCAGCTTCAGGATATTATCGTCCAGCTTCAAGGCGGGACACGCGCGTCGGTCGCGCTGTCGCAGCAGTTGCCGCAAATGGCCGGTGCGTTTGGCGCGGTTGGTGCTGCAATCGGTGTTGGTGTTGCGCTTGGTATTCCTGCGGTTGCGCTGGCTATGAACGCGCTAAAGGGCGAAAGCGAAGACCTAGAATCGCGAATGGAAAACTTGGCAGATTTGTCTGATGCTTTGTCGGGCAATCTTGACACGCTATCATTAAGCGTTGCCGAGTTGGGGGAAAAGTACGGCGATGCAGCAATCCGCGTTCAAGAGTTTGCGGTTTTTCAATCGCAGCTTAGAATTGCAGAATTAACGGCGGCTTTGGCCGCGCAATCTGAAGTGATATCAGAGGTTGCCGGAAAGTACACAGTCGCGCAAGATGCAGGCCGACAATACAGAACCACATTGGCAGCGATTGAGCGAGATTTCGGCATTACTGGACAGGCGGCTCGAAGGTTTGAGGACACGATAGGCGAGCTTGCCAACGCAGAAAACTTTGACAGTCAGGTTGAAGCGCTTCAATCTATTCAAGAGCAGTTAGACGCGGCTGGCGTTTCTGCGTCGGACATACCGCCCGAATTTGCGCTGGCACTTAGCAAGTTAATTGACCTATCGCGTGAGACAGACGGCGCGCGAGCCATTGCGGATCAGTTAGTTGAGGCGGTTGCTGACATTGCGCCAAACCTTGCCCCTGCAACTGATGCCGCAACTTTGCTCAAGGAAGAAATGGCGGCTGCATTATCTTTAATTAACGAGGTCAACCAGCAATCATCTTTGACATACAGCGGGCGCGGTGGGGACCCAAGCAGCTTTGGCAACGACTTTACAAACGAACAGGGATACCAGTCACCGGCTGAAATTATTGCGGCGGCCCAAGCGTCGTCTGGTCGCAGCGCGCGCACAACTCAAAGCGGCGGAGGCGGAGGCGGCGGGCAAGAACGCGACCCCGCAATTGAAGCGCTTATGGAAAGCCTAAAGAACGAAGACGAGGTCCTTGAGGAATGGCGCGCGGCTGGGCTGCAAACACTTGCCGAGGCAAATGCGCAAGAGTTGGCAGCATTGGGTGGGCATACCGAAGCCAAACTGAGATTAGAGGCCCAATATCAGGAGCGTCTTTCTGGGCTGCGGCAGGGATATAATGGCGACGGGCTTGCACAGGCGGGCGTGTTCTTTGGCGACATGGCAAACGCAATGCAAGGTGGATCTGAAAAGATGTTGCGTATTGCCAAGGTATTTGGTGCGGCGCAATCTCTTATCAACAGCTATAAGGCATATACTGAGGTGCTTGCCGACCCCACATTGCCATGGTTCGCGCGTATTCCGGCGGCTGTTGGCGTGCTGGGCGCGGGTCTTGGTATGGTGTCTGCAATCAAGGGCGTGTCGGCTGGTGGCGGAGGTGGTGGTGGTGGTGGTGGTGGCGCTGCGGCGTCTCCGTCAGTTCCATCCGCTGCGGCTGGTGGCAGTGGCGGGTCGCCAACAAATGTGGCAATATCATTGCAGGGCGGAGATATGTTTGGGCGAGATCAGGTCATCAGCTTGATTAACTCAATAAATGAAGCAGTCGAAGACGGCGCAATCGTGAGGCTCGTATGACGGTTATATTTCAAACAGGTTACACGCTGCCGGGTAGCGACGAGCCGTTGACGAACGCAAGGATCGCGCACAGCCTTAACTGGCTGTCAGGTGGCACTGCTGTAGCGTCTAACACGGCCACAGGCTTCTTTGCCAATGCGCCGCTTAACAGCCTAACCTATGAGTTCTGGAAACCAAGCGCGATTCCAGCAACGTGGGAATACGACCACGGATCAACTGCTGAGTGTGATTATCTTTGCATCGCCGCGCATACAATGGGTACTAACGGCAACACGTTGCAAGTCCAATACTACAACGGCTCAGGATGGACTGGCGTAATTGCTGCAACTGCTATCACCAACGACAGCCCGATCATGGTGATATTTGAACCGCAGACCCGCCAACGGTGGCGCATATCAATTACCAACGGCACGGCTCCAACGTTGGGCGTGATTAAGTTTGGCAAGGCATTGCAGATGCAGCAGGCAATCTATGCCGGGCATGCGCCGATTGACATGGCGCGGCAAACAATCTTGAGATCTAACTTCTCGGAAACAGGCGAGTTCTTGGGCCGATCAAAGCAGCGCAGTTATCTGTCTACATCGTTCGACTGGCAGCACTTGCGCACGGCTTGGATTGAAGCCAACTGGCCCACCATGCAAAAGGCCGTTGAGTCTGAGCCGTTTTGGGTTGCGTGGCGACCTTCTGTGTCGGCTGCGGTTGGGTATTGCCAGACAGATCAAGTTCCGATCCCAAGCAAGATGGGCGTTAAGGATTTTATGGCCGTACAGTTAACGGTGCGGGGCCGCGGCTATGACTGAAACAACGCCAGGTCGTGAGCCAATCCAGATCGTTGAGATCCAGCAGCCTATTTGCGCGCACGTGTTTGGTGTGTCTCCATGCGCCGCGAGCGGCACGAACGACACCAAGTGTTACAACACGCGCGGGACATGCCGCAGCACTGCCAACTTCCTGCTTGATACGCCGCTGAGTTTGTTCTTTTCATCGGGCAAGGTTGCCGAGCAGCACGTCAGCGGCGCAGACTATATCATCCCGTCGCTTATGGGCGTATCTACGTCGCCAACGCGCATCAACCTAGCGTCGGCCAGCCTTGACGCTCAGGGGCTTGGAAACCGCGCCCTATGCACGATCCGCATCAAAGACCACCCGCACAGCGACCGCGTTGTTGATCCATACGTTGAAGGTCGGTCTTGGGACCCACTAAGCGCAGATCGGGGTTCGTTTTGGTCTCGCTGGATGGTGCGCAATAAATACCGCCAGAACATCGTCATCAAGGTATACGAGGGATATTTGGGGCAGGCGTTGTCTGCTATGGTTGTGCGGACGTATTTTCTTGATAGCGTCCAAGGGCCAGACGATGCGGGCAATATGACAATCAAGGGCAAGGATGTCTTGGCGCGAATTGAGGAGCGCAAGGCGCAGGCCCCTGTTTTGTCAAAGGGCGAGTTGTTTGCGGACATCGACGCAGAAGTCACAACCTTTGAAGCATCAAACGCGGTAGAAGCTGAATATACCGCCACGGGTACAATCCGGGTCAGTGATGAAATAATGACCTACACGGGGCGCGCAACGTCCACAAACGGCGTGACGTTTACTGGCGTTACGCGCGGCACGGACAATTCAACAGCGGATGAACACACAGCAGACGACGCGGTTCAACAATGCCTGCGATACACCGACATATCAATTGATGATGCGGTGGCGGATTTGCTGACGACATACGGAAACATCGGCGCGGCGTTTCTTGATACTACAAATTGGGCAACAGAAATTAGCTCGTATTTGGTTTCGTATCGGCTGAGCACATTGATCACAAAGCCGACTGCCGTTTCATCGCTGGTGTCACAACTACAATCCCAAGCGTTGTTCTACATATGGTGGGACGAACGCGACGCGCTGGTAAAGCTCAAGGCCATTCGCGGGATTGATGTTGAACCAGTTTTGTTGACCGATGACGCAAACATCATATCCGGATCGTTTAGCCTGACTGAAAAGCCACGCGAACGAGCGTCGCAAGTCTGGGTGTATTATGCGCAAGACGATTTCACAAAGGCACAAGACGACCCCGACGCGTTTGCGTCGCAGTTTATCAATGCCAACTTGGAGAGCGAAACAGACGAATTGTACGGCGAGCCGTCAATCCGCAAGATTTATGCAAACTGGATTTCGCCGCTCGTGTTGGCGCAAAACACTGCGGACAAAATTATCACCCGATACGTTGATGTCCCTGCGCAAGTAATGTTTCGTATGGATGCAAAAGACCGATCTTTGTGGGTTGGTGATACCGTGCGGATCAGCCACTACCTTGACCGCGATCAATACGGCGCGCGGCGCATTCGGTTTTGGACAATCACAAGCGCCGAGGAAGTTGCGCCAAGCGAGGTTGTGCAGTACCATGCGGAAGACACAACCCTTTACGGACGGATTCATTTTGTGATGGCAAACGGAACAGCAGACTATCCTGGCCCTGAATTAGCGCCGTTCAAAAATTGCTACATCGGCGACTCTGACGGGTTGCTTTCTGACCTTAACACATGCGGGACTATATCATGACAAGTTATGTTGAAATTACGGACGCTGAAATTGACGTTGATAGCCCTGTTACTCAGGTACTAATGACTAAATATAGAGATAATTCTATTGCAATTGCTGAAGGTAGCGACGGAGCGCCCAGAATTAAAGGGGCTTCAATTGCGGCGCTAAGCGACTTTCCCGTTCTTTCGGTAACTGCTTCAGATGATTTTACACTAGGACTTGCTGAAACTAGGGTTTCTGGAACAACAACGCATTCTTCTAGCACGACATATGCAACAGTAGCGACATTTACCATAAATAAAGTCACCGGTTCAATAAGGCTTTCGGCAGTTATTTCTGCAAATATGGATATAACTATACAAACTAGAACCCGGATATTAAAAAACGGTTCTGAAATTCAAGAGTTTTCAAACACATTTTCGGGGGGAACCGGAAATTTTACGTTGACCTTTGATTCAACTACTGTTCCAACTGATGTTTTTGTGTGGCAAACTCGTAGGTATGACACAAGCAGTTCAATCGGAAACTACTTTGTTATCGTCTCTAGTAATACAGCAACAGACGGCTATCGTTTTGTTTCACCTATAATTGCTCATTCGGATTTATAAAGTGTTGCAAGCCATGAACCAAATTTCGCACGCGGTTGGCGGCGGGGGCGCAACGACTAGCGGGACATCTGTGAACGCTGGAACAAGCGGCAATGGCTACATGGTAGTCTACAGCATAAAGGAGGGTTGATTAAATGACCTTAAACCTTAAGACAATCGGCGACCGTGTAACTGCGCTAGAAACGCGCGACGCAGTTGACTTAGTGCATCGGGAGCACATTAACAAGCGGCTGGAAGACCTTGACACCAAGATGGTGGATATTGGCGACAAGGTTGATAGAGGGTTTGAGAAGGTATATTCATCGCTGAGGTGGCCAATTGGCGTGGTGTTCATTGCTTTTGTTGGTGTGATTGTTGCTTGGATTGCAGGCGGCGGCTTGGCTATTTAGCGCAGACGGATAGGAGCGCTTCGGGCATGGATTATCAATTTTTCATCGGACTTTTCTTAGGGTCTCTGCTAACTTTTTTATACGTTGTCTTGATTATAAAAATGCAAAGGCGCTGGCAACATGCCGCGCTTCAAGATTACCAAAACGCAAGGGATGTGATCAATGATCAGCCTGATTAACCCCGACGCGTTTCTAGACGACTGGTACGGCTGGCTAACGAACCAAGTGTCTCACATCGGTGTTGGCGTTAAGTTGGCGTTTTTTATGTGCGTTGGTGCGTTTATCTTTACGGGAGAATTGCCATATCGCGTTGATGTTTTTGTGGTTTGCCTGTTGGGTTACGTTTTCTTTGAGTTGTATTTCCAAGGCTGGCAGGGGTTTGACACGGTTGACGATACCGTCTTTGTCGTTGGGTACGGATCCGCCGCGCCACTCTATACGTTCCATGAGGTTAGCGCCGGATCGCTTCAAGTTACGGGGCTGCTAACTGATTTAATCCCGTTCTTTGGGGTTGCAACGATCCATCTAGCGTGTGGCGTTGCTTTCCGTTACTATAGGGCAAACGGCAACAAAGGATAGACCAATGAGAAAGATTACGGGTATTATTGTTCATTGCACAGCGACCCGCGCAGATTGGTGGTCGGGCAAAAGCCTTGCCAAGAAAATCGCAGAGGTGCGTCGCTGGCACGTTCAAGACCGTGGGTGGTCGGACATTGGGTATCATTACCTGATTGACCGCGACGGCGGGATTGGCCTTGGCCGACCTGTTGAACGCAACGGTGCGCACGTTCGCGGCCACAACACTGGCACAATCGGCGTGTCGCTGTTCGGCGGTCACGGGTCAAACGAAAAAGACGACTTCGCGGATAACTTCACGCCAGAACAGGATGCGGCCCTGCGCAGACTAATCGGCAACTTGCGGGCTGACTACGGACCTGTGCCAGTGACGGGACACAACGAATACGCTGCAAAGGCGTGCCCGGGCTTTATGGTCCCGCCTTGGCTGTCATCGGTTCTGACGCCACCACCCGCGACCGAAATTGAACCGCAGCCAAACCCGTTCGCTGCGTTCTTTGCGGCAATCGCTGCACTATTTGGAGGATGGAAATGAAAAAGTATTTCAAACCTAAATCGCTAACGTGGTGGGCGTCATTCGCGCCGCTCATTGCGGGCCTTGTGGTGGCCTTTGAGCCGCTTCATGGGTGGTTGGCGGTTACGGACACGATTAACGCGTTGACGGGAGGGGTTTCCCCCTCTCTGCTGATTAACGCGGGCCTAGTTGGCATCGGCGTGCGGGGCGCAATGAAATGATGATAAATTGGGGAACCCTGGTTCTAATTTTAGCGGGCATTGCTGTGCTGATTTATGTGGTGGGCACATGATTGACCTGGTGACCAACATTCCAGCCGTTCTAAGCGTCCTAGCGGGCATTATCGCCCTGCTATGGGGCAACGGCAAGATACAGCGCCACAAGGGGCGCAAAGAGGGCAAGCAGGCCGTCAGTGACGCGCTAGACGAGGCTTACAATGACACAACCAAAGAGGTGCGCGATGCACAGACTCATTTACCTATTGATCCCGTTGACGTTCTTGACCGCTTGCGAGACTTTGCCGAACGAGGGCGGGGCAGCGGCGATACTTGATACTGCCGTTCCCGTGTCACGCGACCACGCCGAGGCCCTTGTAGGCGACGACGTGGACAAGATGCGTGCGACAGGGCTGGAACTCATCACGATTGTGAATTGTTGGCCCGATGGATGTTAGGCGTTAGACCCGTATTCTTCGCCGTAATCTAAAGCATACTCACGGGCTATTTCTTTAGCCATGGCTGGCGTCCAATCATAGTCAAGATCGGGAAACACCATATCTGCCATTTCTAGCGACCCAATTATTTCACGACGTGCGTGCGCATAGTCCATCCAAGGCCAAAGCCTCATTAGTTCCCGCGCAGCAATATCAAGAAATTGAATTAAAGTCATGCCGCACTCGGATTTTATAGGTTTGCGAGCCTCAAGTGATTTAGCTTGCTTGTCTGCCATTTGTCGCATCGTGGCAGGAATCGGCGTTGTCACCTCACTGCGTTGTCTTGGTTTTGCCAAATCGTGGCGCTTTTGCACCGACATAGCCCACGAAAAATAGCCCCATGCTATTAGGGACATAAAGGGTATTACAAGAAATTCATAAGCCATGGTCTTATCCTTTTATGATGCTTACGTCATAGCGTAAATTTATGATTTGTGCGCCATAGCGTAAGTCGTCTAAAACCACACCGTGAAGCGCCCGTCCTGCCCGTCGTGTGGGTGGTGGACAAAGCACTCAACAGCCTGTCTATTAACGTACCCTTGGCGATCATGCCAACCGTCGGGCGGGCTTGGCGATCTGACATACTCGATTTGCACGTTATCACCCTCCATTGACCGAACTGCGTTGTGCATCATTGTCATGCCGATATGGTCTTTCTCTCGCTTGTGCGATAGGACGCCCGCTTGCTTGCGGATCTTGTGGTGCAGGTGGTGGACGTACCAATACCGATGCGTGCAATCTGAAATATGCGCCCGCGCCTCTGTCATCATAAGCGGGTAGAGATCAGCCTCCTTGGCCCCGTCGCCGTGCGTTAGGCCAATCAGGTTGCCCTCAAAACGGTAGTATTTGCGGTGCAGTTCGGACAGGTTGTATTCGGTTGCAGTAACATCGGGGGCCAAACGAAACCATGCGCCGACCTCACGCGCCAAACACCACCCCATTAGCCAGTCGTGATTTGACGGGCAGAACACTAGGTCAACGGGCGCTGTGAGGCGTGCAAGTTCAATGGCCCCCACATACCCCGCAAACGCGTCCTTATACATCTGGTGGATTGTCCCGTGCGTGTCCTGCTGCGTTCCGCTTGTCGTGCTGGACCTTGCGTTGTCAACGTGCAGGATGTCATTGCCAAGAACAAAAAGGATGCGCCCGATTCCCATGCCAGACGCCTTGCGGATCAATTCGCGCGTGCCTTCAACCATGCGCTGCACAGCAACTTCGCGGCTGTAGGTGTAGCCTGTCTCAGTCTCGACGCACAGCTTGCCTACGTGGATGTCTGCCAGATCAATGACAAGCAAGCATTCGCCTTTAGGACTTTCGCGTATTTCATATACGGGAAAATCGCAATCCTTAAGGTCGTCAATCGCGCCGCGTATCGTGTCAAGGAATTGGTCGGCTTCCTCTTGGCTGGCAGGTGCCGACCAGCGGTTGTTGCCAATCTTATCGCCCGCGTCGTTAAAGACGCCGATCCACCCGCCCTTAATTTCAGCGCCGCCCAGCCCCGATAGGTTCATGCTGTTGCGTGCGCCTTCGGATAAATGCAGCCCGCGTTCTTTGGCTAATTTTAATCGGCTGCGGAATGTGCTTTCAGGAACCCCAATCTCTTTTGCCGCGTTGGTCTTGTGTCCGTCGTTGCGCTCCAAGGCGTTGATTGCTTCAATCGCAAGGGCGTCTGACATAGGCTTTGTTCCCATGATTTAACCTTCCAAGGTGTGCAAGCTGATGCGGTTGCATTTGCCAAAAGAAAGGCAATCGGCTTGCGTTTGCTATGCGTAGCACGCATGGGGTTGATTGTTAAGGGTTTTTACAAAAGCAATACGGGTTTACAGAGGGGTGTGGCAGACCGCATTGCGGGCATTTGCCTTCCTCTAAGTCGCCCCCCTCACTCATTTCTGCTCCCAAGGCCATATAGCCAGCGCCGTCTACATTGCTATCGCGGTGCGGTCCGTTGCGCAGTCTGGCAATCTTGAGCAGCGCCATCATGTGGCATACGTCGGCTGCGGTGACGGGGTGGCCAAGGTATGCCGTCCACATATCCGCAATGCAGCCAAACGATTCTTGCGGGGTGCCGTAGTCTTTCTCACGGTCGCCATTGATTAGCGCCTCGGCTTCTTTGAGGATTGCAGCGCGGGTATTCATACCGACGCGCCAAATGCGTTGTAGCACGCCATTTCAACCGAGTTGCGGAAGTCTTCAATCTCTCTGACTTGTGCGTGTTCACTATGCCAGCGGGTTGTGTTGTAGGCGTCGCCCACCATTGCCATTGCAAGTTCGTGGCCTGCCGCAAGTTCGTAGGACTTTGACATAGGGACGCCATTCTGCCGCGCTTGCATAATAGCTTCAGCAAGCCCTCCCAGCGTTGGACACATTTCCGATGCGGTGACTTCAGCGGTGGCAACGGCGGGCGTCATAAATGCGCAAAGCGCGATTGTTGAGAGTAGGTTTTTCATGTTGTTTCCTTTTCGTTGGTTTCGTTTGTTGTGCGGAGGGCTTTAATGCTGTCGCGGCAAATTTCAGCTTGTATCCTGCCTGCAATCCAACGCTGATTTTGATAAAACTCGCCTCCATTTTCAATTTGTTTTTGACGGTATTCAACAGTGGCCTGACACTTCGCTACCGCCTCCATCAAAGCAGCATCCCGCGCGGCGTCACGTTCGGCGGATAGGGCGTCCATATGGTCATCATAGGTTACATAGTCGCCGTCTATGCGATTGTGTAAAGAATCATATCCTAAATCAAAACGTTCAATGTCATTTGCCATCTCAATAAACTCTCCATTCTAGGTTGCGGCGTTTAATGTGTTGCATCAAGTCGCCTTGCTTTGGGTTGTTGTGCCGAACGCAGGTCTTGTACGAATTGAGCAGGTATTCGTCAGGCATAGTCCCGATGTAGACAATGCCGTCGTGTGACATCCATTTATCAGGCGGGACACCCTCTTGCGGGTCGTTTGTCATGGCTTGGCCTTTAGGGCTTCACGCGATTTAGTGCCGCCGTCGCGGTCTAGTTTCCCGCGCGCCACGTCACCAACCTGCCCTAGCTTGCGGCAATCGGCAACATGCGCGGCGTACCATTCCAACGCCGCCTCAAGATCCGCAATCCGTGCTTGGGATATGTCGGTGCGGGTGTATTCGGTTTGCACTGGCGCTATCCTTAGGCTGAGAGGCGTGTGGTTCCACGATCCAGTTGTCTTGTTGCCTGTGGCCCATACCTTTTCTGGTGCGTCGGTCATGGTATTTCCCTGTGTTATGTTTGGCGGGCATTGTTACCAAGCCCGCCGTTGCATTATCGTCAGAACTTAGCCACGACACCAGCCGTCTTGCTCGTTCGAGTTGGTAAAGATGGTTTCGCCGTCATCGTCCAAACCTTCAATCAGACGGCTGTTTGTGCCAATGTCCAGTTTGAAATTGGTCAGGCCGACGCTTTGCAGATACGCCACAACCTCGTCAGCATCTTTCGGGTGGAACTCGGCCGGGATAACATACGCGTCAACGGTTGCGAGGTGTGCAGCGGGCGCTTGGACAAACCAGCCGATATTCTGGACGCGAAACCCGCCGACAGATCCCGACTGCGATGGGACGTTGGTACACGATACCAGCTTGGTCAATCCGCCGTTAAACCTAGACAGGTCTGTTTGTGCGTGGGCTGCGGTTGAAAACATAGCGGCAGCAAGTGCGATTGATGTAATGATCTTCATGGTAGTCTCCTAAATTGATGCGACATTGCATCGTAATACAGCCAGTTTTTATTGGCTGTATTGGGCTGTAATGTCTAGCGGGTATTAAAACACCCACATGATTGCGCGCCAAATCAATTCCCCGACAAAGACGCCCACGACAATGGTGGCGATCAAGCACGTTGCTCGGTGCAGCAACCCCATTGCCTTATCGGCAAACACCTGGCGCTCGTGCCGGTCTTTCATCTGCGGAATTGTTGGCGTGGGTTTTGGTTTTGGCTTGTGTGGCGTCAAGGGTGGCATTCCGCCGTTTGCGTTTGGGGCGTTGTTGCCCATACCGTTAAATTCAAAATGGTCGTTCATGGTGTTGGTCCTTTATTTGCGGCGGGAATAACGACAACGCCGTCGTGCCATTTGCTCAGGCTGTGCCGTGGGTCACACATTCCCGCCGCGTGTTCGTCAAAGTCGGGGAAGTGCGCGTCTGTTGCGGCCTTGCTTGCTGCGGCGTCGGCTCTGGCCCATTGGATGCGTTGGGCGTCGTCGGCTGCGTCTTGTTCTGCTTCGGTCATTTCGCCACCTCTAACAGGTTCTCGTGGATCGTGTGGATGACTGCCGACACGGGGTTGGTGTATTCTTCGGGAATACCGTCTGCGCGGCCTTCGTCTACGGCTGTGGCAATCTTTCGCTGATAGCGGGCTATGGCTTCAATCTCTGGGTCTTTCAGTGCCATGATTGCATCGCGGGCCTTGTCTACGCATTTGCGGATTGTATCATCATAATAGTATGCACTCCCATAGTCGTCTAACTGAGCGCCCTTTGACTTGGAAAACCGCAACCAAACTTCGGCACATTCACAATCTGAAAGTCGAAGTTCTGCCGATGGACTCACCACCCCCTTTTCCACCATAAGCGGGACAAGGGATTGAATGGCCTCAAGAGCTTCGGCGATTGTTGTGTAATCTTTTGTCATGGTTGCCTCCGTTGGTTGCTTATGCCTCACCATACGGCGGCAAATCTCACATGGCAAGCGTTATTTTCGGACAATGCAGAATTATCACGTTGACAATCTAGCGGCAATAACCGAAGGTGGGCACATGATAAACCCAACAAAGAAGGACTAAATAAAATGACCGACACGCGGCAAACAGACAAAGAGGCAATCGCATCTCTCATAGGTGCAAAGGGCGCTATGGAAAGTGCATTGCGCCGAATTGCAACGCTTGAAGCGCACATTGCGGATCAAACAAATTTCCTTGCAACACTGCACAAGGCGCTTGGCACTTCGCTGCACGCTCAGTTTTACGACGGTGGCGGATATTCGGTCAAGCCGATCCATTCTGTGATCGACAAGCAAATCGAAACACTCAAAGCACAAGCATAAGGAAGACCACATGCAAACGATCCAACCAGCAGAACAAAAAGCCTTAGACCAAATTGCCAAGTTTCGCTTGAAGACTGGCATGGCGAAAACAATGTTTGGCAAAAACGCCGTCGGCGATGCAAACCTGATCGGCCAGCTTGAAGGCGGTCGGCAGTTGCGCCACGAAATGCGCGAGAAAATCAAGGCGTTTATTGCAACGTACAAGGTGAAGAAATGACATGGCGTAGATGGTCTATAAATTGGAAAGACAGGCTCCAAGGTGAAAATGGGATATTGCCGTTGTTCAAGACGCGCGAAGAATGCCGCGATTATATCCGTAAACATTATGGGTATATTCGCACCCGTAAAGACCTGCGCGACCCGCCCCACAACTGGAAAATGCCAACACCCATTCGCGTTATCATTGCACCGGAGGCCAAGCCATGACCCAAACAAAAACCGCAACCAATTGGATCGCAGCACGGGGCCGCTACATAGCCCTAATGCTACAAGGGCGCACTGGCGAGGCACGCAAGCACCTGCCACGCCTACGGGCCGCAAATCATGCTGTAATGGCGAAGGAGTTAGCTAATGATTGAACTGTCACTTCCCTGGCCTGATCGGGGCTTGCAAAGCAACGCCCGCAGCAAAACGCACCACAAAAAGGATCGACTGACAAAGATCGCGCGCGCCTATGCCTGGGGTGTGGGTCTTGAAGCCAAACTGCCGAAGATGCCAAACGCAACCATATTTGTTGAATACTACCCCAAGGCATATCGGGGGGACATCCACAACGTACCGTCGTCTCTCAAGGCTTACATTGACGGTATAGCAGACGCGATGGGTTGCGACGATAAACACTTCCGCGTTGATTATCCTACGCAATGGGCGGGCAAGCACCCAGAAGGGCGGATCGTGTTTCGCATTGACCAGCCCGCGCCGTAACAAACAAGCCCTAGCGTTAATCTGCTAGGGCTTGCCTATTCATCGCGTGAGCGGTAAGGTGCGAGTGTCAAAGTCGCTGAGTCTTAATAGCACGGATAGATTAACCCTGCAAGACTTGGCCCAAATATAGAGGCCTAAAATATGTCATACAGAACTATTTGCGGGTTATCTCGCCCAGAGAGAATCTTGGCGCTTGAATGCTTTGCCAAGGGCTTGGGCGTTGAAGACATCGCAGTCATTCATAAAATTCCAGTGACAAACGTGCGATATTTTATGCGCGACCTTTCCGCCGACGGCGTGTTTGATCGCATATACTTAAACCGGAAAAAACCATGAGCAGCACACCATTCATGCCCTTGTGGGTTTCCGACTTCCTTGGGGATACCTTAGACTTGGACGCCACCGAGATTGGGGCATACATGCTGTTGCTTATGGCGCAGTGGAACCGCGACGGGGAAAGCCTGCCAGCCGATGACAAGAAGCTACAGCGTGTCGCGCGGTGTGGCCGCAACTGGCCGAAGGTTTGGGGCAACATTGAACGGTTTTTCAAAGCCGATGAACAAGGTGTTTACAGCAAAAGGTTACGCTTAGAGGCACAAAATGTTGCAGCGAAACGTGAGGTTAACAAACACAATGGGGGGCGCGGCGGTAAGGCTAAGGCTTTGAAAACTAACAATGTAGACCTAGCGAACGCTACCGAAACGCTAGAGCGAAACCCTAGCATACCAGAACCAGAACCATATAAGAAAGAGAGTACTAACGTACTCTTGTCAGAACAGCCACCTGCGATTGATGAGATTTCTAAATCTGTCTCAGCCTACAACATTACAGCAGAGCGCACAGGGTGGCCCAAGGTTCAAAAGCTAACCAAGCCAAGACGCGCAGCACTCACAGCACGAATCAAAGAAGCTGGCGGATCTGACGGATGGGATCTTGCACTAAGCAAAGCGGAGGGGTCGCCATTTCTAACCGGCCAGACTCCAAAGCCGTTCTTTGCCAGTTTTGACTTTCTGACAAACGCATCAAATTTTACAAAGCTCATGGAGGGCAACTATGACCAACGCAATTCAAACAATCTACACGGACACGGCGCAGGTTCCCAAGCTGGCGAACGGATTGACCCCGCTCTTGAGCGCATTGCTCGACTCGCGGGCGTTGTCCAAACACCGGGCGATGGTGGGCTTTGAGCAGGAAGTCCTTGCCAAAAAGGTTGACCGTTTTGGGTGGGATCGGGATGGCGGATCTCCAGCGCACGACCGGATGGTTACGGACTGGATGGACGCGCTTCAGGATTATCCGCTTGGCGAAGTGCAGGCCGCTTGCCGCGCCGCAATCTTTGCAAACCCAAACAAGATGCCAAACGAGGGGCATGTGAAGGCGCAGATCATTAAGGCCCGCGCTGTTGCGTGTGTGCGTATCGCCGCGCCGGAGCCTGCCAAACAGCTTGCAGATGAGGGGCAGAAAGCCCGTGCGAATGACATCATGGCAGCTTTTAACAAGGGCAAAGCATTCCCCAAGGTGGGAGAGGTCAAATGAGCTATAATTGTCATATGGACCAATACCCAAAGGCGCGCAAGGATCATAAGTGCGATGAATGTGGGTCGTTTATAAGAAAAGGTGTAGTCTATCACAAGCAAACCGGAATTTTTGACAACGAGCCTTACACATGGAAGGTTCACAAGGATTGCGCACAGCTTTACTTTAAAATGAACGCTGATTCTGGTTCGTGGATTGATGAGCAGATTAGATTGTCAGAGTTTAATTTAGATGAAATCCAATGGTATCGTGGCTATTTTCCCCACGCGATTTGTCGGTTTGAATTTATAGCAGGAGAATCCCCATGAACCTCCAAGACATCGCAGAAGCAACAGCCGTCCACTACGGCACAACCGTAGAGGCTATGGGCGGTTACTCACGCCTGCCCGAAGATGTGCGACCGCGCCAGGTGTATTGCTTCCTCGCCGACAAGTGGACAGACGAGTCAAAGTCGCAAATCGGGCGCATCATTCGGCGGGACCACACAACGGTAACATCCTCGCTTGCAAGGGTGGCGCATTATGATATAAGTGCGGAAGTTGCCGCAATCGAATGTGTTGCGTACATCGACTGGAACGCAATCGCGTTTACAACCAACAGAAACCATAAAGGACCAATGACATGATGGACTTAAAACAACACCTTATGCGTCAAATGGCATTCAGTAAGGCAACTTACGGGCCAGGCGCGCGCACTAACGGTGTGCTAGACCACATTAAAAAAGAGGTTGAAGAAGTGCGAGAAAGCGGAGGGGACAGCGCTGAGTGGGTTGATTTAGTTATCCTGTCGTTGGACGGGCTGACGCGGCAACTGTCGTTCTGCAATGACCAGACTAAGCGAGTCTCGACGTCTGCCGGTATTGCAACAATAGCTTGCAATATGATTGTTGAAAAGCAAGACAGAAACGAAAATAGAAGCTGGCCTGATTGGCGCACAGCCGACCCTGAAAAGGCCATAGAACACGACCGCACACAGGAGACAGCACAATGACCGACAACGACACAACCTACCGCGTCACAGCCGACGAACTGCGCCAATTCATTGAACGTGTGGAGCGATTGAATGCTGAGAAATCAGACATTGCAGAGGCAACCAAAGAAGTGTTGGCCGAAGCCAAGGGCCGTGGCTATTCACCCGCCCTACTGCGCAAAATCATTGCACTGCGCACGCGCAACAGCGACGATATCGCGGAAGAAGAAGCCTTAATGGAAATGTACAAATCCGCGCTTGGCATGATTTAATGGGGGCCGCAAGAAAGGCCGCACAGGCTGGCAACGGATTTACAGAAAGGCACGGAAAATGAAAAGTATAGTTATCGCCGGAAACATCGGCAAAAACGCAGAAGTTCGCCAAGCTGGTCAAGGAAAAGTCACGGGCTGGCCTGTCGCAGTAGATGACGGGTGGGGCGACAAAAAGACGACAATCTGGTTCGACTGCAATTGGTTTGGGTTGCGCGGCGAAAAGGTGGCGCAATACATTCAGAAGGGCGGCAAGATTACCGTTTCCGGCGAATTGTCCAAGCGCGAACACGAGGGCAAGACCTACCTAACGGTTAACGTTAACGACGTGACGCTGCAAAGCAAGGCCGAGGGCGGCGGGCAGTCAGGCGACCAGGGCGGCTATGGATCTGGCGGTCAGCCAAGCGGCGGCGGATACGGAGCAGGAGGTGGACCAAACAGCGGTGGCGGGGATATGGACGACGATATACCGTTTGCGCCTGTAATGCTTATCTAAGCAAATTAGCGCTTGGACAAATCCGAAAGATGATGTACAACAACAGGGCAGGCGACGGTGTAACAATCACCCCGCCTGCCTTAACGTATCAAAGGAGCCATGACATGAACAAAGTAATTTTATCACAAGGCCAGCCGCTCAAGTCGTTGTGCTGGCCCGACTACAATGCAGAAGGCGCAGGCCGCATTGAATCTGGGCAGCGTGGGTGCGCTGGAATTGCAGTTTCACAACTGCGTGGACCTATGGGCTTTTATGACGTTGCCGTCGTTACTTTTGACGACCATAGGCACCCAAGCATACATCCGCTGCACCAGTGTGAAGCAATTGAAATTTAACCAGACCAAAGGAACCCATGACATGACACAACCACACCCAAACCCGATCGAATACCTCGGCGCAGTCCTAGACGCATTCAATGCAGACATCGACAACCTCGACACGCCTAACATTCCCCAGCACGCGATAACGCTGCTACGTGACGCATTTACAGCCGTTGGCGTTGACTTTGATCTGCGCGAAGGGGTAGCGGCATGACTGATTTGGCCCCACAGGGACACAACAACCCGCCCACACCTATGGAGACTTGCGCCGCGTCATACGACTCTACAATCTTGGAAGCGCAGAATTGGGGGGACGGTGAGTTTGTTAGCACGGAGGCACAAATGGATGCCGTCAATAGCCTAATTAAAGACATAAAGTCTTACCGCAGCGCATTGACCAAGGCGGGCAAGGAATACACCGACCCCGCACATAAAACATGGAAAGGCATGGTCGCAGAGGTCAAGATATACGCCGACGACGGGGATATTATGCAGGCGGCACTTGTCGCAGCCGTTGCCCCATTCAAAGCAAAGCTGGCCGCGCAAAAAGAAGCCGAACGCCAAGCCGCATGGCAGGCCGCACGCGACGCAGAACGCGCAGCCGAGGCGCTGGCAGCAAAGGCAAACGCCGCCAACATCGAAGACGCCCGCGCTGCTGATGCTGCACGGCACGCTGCACTTGAGGCAAAGAAGGCCGCAAGCGCCGCACAAAAAGACACGGTAAAAGGAATGCGGACCGTTACCAAGCACGAAGTTTGCGACATGCGCGGGCTGGTTAACTGGATCGCCACCAACGACAAAGCCGCAATGGCTGTGTTCGCAACCGAATACGCCCGCAAGACACACGCGGACATCCCTGACGCCATTGTGCGTACTTGGACTGAAAAGGAATGTTTCTAATGACCGACAAATTGAACCTGCATCAACGCATGGCCGCAGTAATGCGAGAAGTCACCTACATTCAGAAGGAAACCAAGCAGGGGATGCAATATAAGATTGTTTCCCACGACAAGGTGACAGCCAAGTGTCGCCCCGCATTGCTTGCCAACGGCGTGATCTACTACCCGATCAGGTGCGACACGGCGCAGAACGGCAACCGGACCGAATGCAACATGACCGTGCGCTTTGCAAACATTGACGACCCGCAAGACTTCATTGACGTTGAAAGCTGCGGGCATGGCATCGACACGCAGGACAAGGGGCCAGGCAAGGCTCAAAGCTACGCGGTAAAATATGCGCTGCTCAAGGCGCTTGGCTTGGAAACAGGCGACGACGCGGACCACGATAGCATTGAACACAGCCGCGTTGACCCCGCGCTGCATCAAGCTGCAACAGACGCAGCTATCCGCATGATTGAAACTGAGCATGAGATGGACGGGCTTGGCGCGTATTGGGCTGACCTCGCCAAGAATGAAAAGGCCGTGGCTGCGGACCCGCGTGTCAAGGCGGCAAAGGAAAAGCGCAAGGCCGAACTGTCGGGGGCTGCGAGGTGACAAAACTCAAGGTGCCAGACCTATTTGGCGGGATAGGTGGGTTGCACAATGAAACCACCGATGCTACAAGAATAGCATGAACAAATACACATACACACAACCTTGCACTAAAGAGCAACTTGAACTGTCATATTGTAAAGATAGATTATCACAGAACGAATGTGCGTCTAAGTTTGGCGTATCGCAAAAGAGAATATTTACTGCGATGAAACGGTTTGGGATTAAGGCTCGGGTTGCGGCAAAGCGCAATCAAAATGGAAGTCAAAACGACTCATGGAAAGGCGATGGCGCGGGACGTCAAGCGTTTCATCGAAGGCTTTATTCTCTATATGGTAAGCCTAAAATGTGCGCAGTTTGCGGCACAACAGAAAAACACCGCAGTTACGATTATGCTAATTTGTCAGGAAATTATCACGACATAAACGATTACAAGCCAATGTGTAGGTCTTGCCACTGGAAATACGACAAAAAAATAGGGAACATAAAGCACATGAACCAAAAAATGAAAGGGGGTAACCATGCCTGAGATTATCAAGAAACTTAAAGTTCTAGATTTATTCTCAGGCATTTAGCCGGAGGTTTTTCATTAGGTCTTGATCGTGCCGGCGGGTTTGA